GCCGATCCAAGACGGTATGGATCGTCCTAAGACAGAACTGGCGTATAGGGTTCCGGCTTCAAAACTTACTAGAAGAAAGCTTGAGAGTAATGAGCAACTAAAAGAACTTGACGGGCTTGATACAACTATTGACTGGAAAAATACAGGTGACAACTCTTACGATGGTGAAAAGTTAAAAATATTAGCTCACGATGAAAGTGGTAAATGGGAAAGACCTGATAATATATTAAATAACTGGAGGGTTACAAAAACTACATTAAGACTAGGGAGTAGAGTTATAGGAAAATGTATGATGGGTAGTACCTCAAATGCTTTAAACAAAGGTGGAGAAAACTTTAAAAAACTATACGGAAATTCAAACGTTGAAAAAAGAAATAAAAATGGACAAACAGCTTCTGGACTCTATTCTTTATTCATCCCTATGGAATGGAACTACGAAGGATTCATGGATTCTTACGGATCACCTATATTCACTGCGCCAGCAGATCCAGTTGTCGGAATTGATGGTTCTACGATTACAGTTGGAGTCATCGAGCATTGGGAAAACGAAGTTGAAGGATTAAGAGGAGATCAAGACGCTTTAAATGAATATTACAGACAGTTTCCAAGAACTACAAAACACGCTTTTAGAGACGAAACAAAAGATAGCTTATTTAATTTAACAAGAATATACGAGCAAATAGATTACAATGAAGATCTAGTTAATAGACACTCTGTTAGTACTGGCAACTTTTCTTGGTTACACGGTATTAAAGATACTCAAGTAACTTTTATGCCAAGTCAAAATGGAAGATTTTCATTATCTTGGGTTCCACCTAATAATTTGCAAAATCAAGTGATTATAAAGAATGGAACTAAATACCCAGGCAATGAACACATAGGCGCTTTTGGATGTGATAGTTATGATATATCAGGAACAGTTGATGGAAAAGGTTCTAAAGGTGCATTACATGGGTTAACAAAGTTTAGTATGGAAGATGCTCCATCTAATCAGTTTTTTTTAGAATACATAGCGAGACCTGATACAGCTGAAATATTTTTTGAAGATGTGCTCATGGCTTGTGTGTTTTATGGAATGCCAATACTTGCTGAAAACAATAAACCTAGATTACTTTATTATTTTAAACGTAGAGGTTATAGAGGTTTTAGTATAAACAGACCTGATAAATTATATAACAAGTTGTCGGTAACTGAAAAAGAAATTGGAGGAATACCTAACTCTAGTGAAGATATTAAGCAAGCTCACGCGGCTGCAATAGAATATTATATAGAAAATCATGTAGGAAGACTAAATGATGATTACGGTAATATGTATTTTCAAAAAACTTTAGATGACTGGGCTAAATTCAACATAAATAATAGAACAAAACATGATGCTTCTATTAGTTCTGGTTTAGCTATAATGGCTTGTAATAAAAACAAATATAGACCTGTAGCTGATAAAATTATAGATAAAATTAGTTTAGACATACGTAGATATAACAATGAAGGATCTACTTCACAAATAATATAGTGCATGAAAAAAATTTCAAATACATATAGCTCTTTCCCTGATCAGGTAGTATCTGATGAAATAAAAAAAAGTATAGAATACGGAGAACAAGTTGGTCAAGCTATTGAGGGTGATTGGTTTAGTGGTACTAGATCTGGTGTTGAGAATAGATTTAATACACAGTACAATAACTTTAGGATGCGTAGGCTTTATTCAAGAGCCGAACAACCAGTTCAAAAATATAAAGATGAAATGGCTATTAACGGTGATTTATCTTATTTAAATTTAGACTGGAAGCCAGTGCCTATTATACCTAAATTTGTAGATATAGTTGTAAATGGTATGGATGACAAGGTTTACGATGTAAAAGCCTCTGCTCAAGATCCAGAGTCAAGAAGACAAAGATCCCAATATGCTCAAGATATATTGGCAGACATGGAGACAAAAGAGTTTCTTCAAGAGTTAGATACTGCTGTAGGTATAAACTTATTTAACACAGCTGATCCAGAACAGTTACCTGAAAATCAAGAAGAATTAGATATGCATATGCAACTAAGCTACAAGCAAGCTGCAGAGATATCTTGTGAAGAAGTTATAAGCAACACACTAGCTTATAATAAATATAATCTAGTAAAAAGAAGAGTGTTAGAAGATTTAGTTGTTTTAGGTTTAGGTATAACTAAAACAAGCTGGAACAAAGCTGAAGGAGTAAAAGTTGATTACGTTGATCCAACAAGAGTTGTTCATTCATATAGCGATGACCCAAATTTCCAAGACTTATGGTATGTTGGAGAGGTTAAAGCAATATCTTTAGCTGAAGCTAAAAAAGAATTTCCTAATCTAAATAATGAAGAATTAGAAAGGCTAGAACAATACCAAGGTAATAGTAGTTTTTTATATAACTGGAACGGCAGAAGAGATGGTAATGCTATTTATATATTGTATTTTGAATACAAGACTTATAGTGAGCAAGTGTTTAAAATTAAAAAAACATCTACAGGATTAGAAAAAGCATTAGAAAAACCTGATACATTTAATCCAGAAGCTAATGATAATTTTGATAGAGTTAGTAGATCTATAGAAGTGTTATATACTGGAGCTAAAGTTTTAGGGTATGATATGATGCTTGAGTGGAAGATGTCTGAGAATATGACTAGGCCTAAATCTAATTTAGTTAAAGTTAATATGAATTATAATCTATGTGCTCCAAAGATTTACCAAGGTAGAGTAGAATCTTTAGTAAGCAGAATGATGGGTTTTGCAGATATGATTCAATTAACACACTTAAAGATACAACAAGTAATATCTAAAATAATACCAGATGGTGTTTACTTAGATGTGGATGGTTTAGCAGAGGTAGATTTGGGTAATGGTACTAACTATAACGCTAAGGAAGCTTTAAACATGTATTTTCAAACAGGTAGTATACTTGGTAGATCAATGACTACAGAGGGTGAAATGAATGGTGGTAGAATACCTATACAAGAACTAAGTACAAATGATGGAGGTAGTAAAATACAATCTTTAATATCTACATACCAGTATTACTTGCAGATGATTAGAGACGTAACAGGTCTTAACGAAGCTAGAGATGGTAGTCAGCCAGATTCTAGATCTTTAGTAGGTTTACAAAAACTAGCTGCAGCAAGTTCTAATACAGCAACAAAGCATATATTACAAGCTATGTTATATATAACTGAAAAGACTTGTGAAAATATAGTGTTAAGAACTTCTGACTCTATTGAGTTTGCTTTAACGAATGAAGCATTAAAAAATAGTATATCAACTTGGAACGTAGGTCAATTAAGTGATATGAAAAATATTCATTTAGCTGACTTTGGTATTTATTTTAGCATAGTTCCTGATGACGTTGAAAAAGAACAATTAGAAGCTAATATACAGCAGGCATTATCTAGTGGAAGTATAAACCTGGAAGATGCAATAGATATTAGACAAATAAACAATTTAAAATTAGCTAATCAAACAATTAAGCTTAAACGTAAAAAAGCTGCAGAGGCCGCGCAGAAGGCTAACTTAGAAAATATAGAAGCTCAAGGAGCTGCTAACGCAGCCGCTAGTGAAGCATCAGCAATGGCAGAAGTTCAAAAGAAACAAGCTATAGCTGACACTCAATTAAAAGTTGAACAAGCTAAATCTGGCTACGAAATAGAAAGAATAAGAGTTGAGGCACAAGTTAAAAAAGACTTAATGGAGCTAGAGTTTAATTACAATATGCAACTAGGTCAACAAAAAGTTAATACTGTTGCAAGCAGAGAAAAAGAAATAGAAGAAAGAAAAGATAAAAGAACTAGAATAGTAGGTACTCAACAGAGTATGATAGCTAATCAAAAGCAAAGAGAATTAGATCCTATTGATTTTGAAGATCAAGGTTCTATAGAGGATTTACAAGATCCGTTAGAAGGTATATTATCTTAAAGATAGTATATATTATTAATTATTATATTATATTATATTATGTCAGAAGAAGTAAAACAAGAAGGCTCCTTTAAAGTTTCAAAAAGAAAATCACAAGGTAAAGCTAAAAATTTAGGTAAAATAGATAACATAACTAAAGTTGATTTAAACGCAGAGAAAAAACAAATTGAAGCAGATAAAGCACCTACAAAAGTTACAGTGCCTAGTACAGATTCTAAAGTAGAAGAAAAAAAAGAAGAAGTAAAAAAAGAAGAAGTAAAAGTTGAAAACACTTTAGAAGAGGTTATTGAAAAGAAGGAAGAAATTAAAGAGGTAGTTGAAGAAGAAGTAGAAGTAATAAAAGAAAAGTCTGTTGAAAAACTAGTTAATGAAACTAAAGAAGCTATAAGAGATGAAAAGGTTTTAGGTAAACCTTTGCCAGAAAATATAGAAAAATTAGTGTCATTCATGGATGAGACAGGTGGAACTGTAGAAGATTACGTAGCTTTAAACAAACCATACCATGAGTATAATGACGACGACGTTATTAAAGAATACTATAAAAAAACTAGACCGCATCTTAATGATGAAGAAGTTAGATTCATAATGGAAGATAATTTTAGTTATGATGAAGAAGCGGACGAAGAGAGATTTGTGCGTAAGCAAAAGTTAGCGCATAAAGAAGAAGTTGCAAAAGCCAAGAACTTTTTGGAGCAAATGAAAGGTAAATACTATGATGAAATCAAGTTGAGGCCATCTGTTACTAATGAGCAGAAGAAAGCTATGGACTTTTTCCAACGATACAACAAAGAGCAATCAACTATAGCAGATAAGCGTAGTGAGTTTATTAATAAAACTAGAAACTATTTCCAAGACGAGTTTGAAGGTTTCAATTTCGACGTAGGAGAAAAAAAGTTTAAGTACAAATTATCAAACAATAATGATATAATTGAAGGTCAAACAGACGTCGGTAAGTTTATTAATAAATTTATGGATAAAGACGGTTCTATTAGTGATCTACAAGGTTATCATAAAGCTATATACACTGCTAAAAATTCAGATAGAATTGCACAACATTTTTATGAGCAAGGGAAAGCCGATGCTACTAAAGAAATTATTGCAAAATCTAAGAACATAACTACAGATAGTAGACCCGTTAATACTAGTGAGTCTACTACAGGTAATTGGAAAGCTAGATCTCTATCTACTGTTGATGAAACTAAGTTGAAAATCAAAAGAAAAAACATAAACAAATAAAAAAAACAAGATGAGTTTAATACCCGGTGGGAGTTTTCCCGCATCAATTATACCCATGCCAACACAAGTAGCTGTTCAAGGAAACTATATTAATTTCCAAGATACAGGTGCTGCTGGTGGTGTTGCGAATTTTTCGCAATGGGCACAACAATATCTACCTGAGCTTTATGAGCAAGAAGTAGAAAGATACGGAAATAGGACTTTGTCCGGTTTCTTGAGAATGGTCGGAGCTGAAATGCCTATGACTTCTGATCAAGTAGTTTGGACAGAACAAAATAGATTACATATTGCTTATGACAACGTAGCTATTACTACAAATGCAGCTGGTTTTCCACTTCTTGATATAGTAATTACTCCAGGAGTAACTACACCAGTGCAGGCATCTTCAGGTGTAAGAGTTGGTAATACTCTTGTATTAACTGACAACGTTACTGGTTTAGTAAGTTTAAAATGTCTAGTTGTTGGAAGTAATGCAACTGGATTTACTTTAACTGCTCAATGTTATGATGCCGCTAATCAAGCTGCTATAACTGGAGCTGGTACTGTTTCTAGTCTATTTGTATACGGATCTGAATTTCCAAAAGGAAGTAATGGAATGCAAGGCGCTATTGAGCCAGGTGTTACTACTTTTAATAATTCTCCAATTATCCTTAAAGATAATTATGAATTAAGTGGTTCTGATTCTGCACAAATTGGATGGATCGAAGTCGCTACTGAAGACGGAACTTCTGGATACTTATGGTATTTAAAAGCTGAGTCTGAAACTAGATTAAGATTTGAAGATTATATGGAAATGGCAATGGTAGAAGGAGAATTAATGTCTACAGCCGCTACTGCTTTTGGTGCTAGTTTTACCCCAGGTGGAGCTGCTCAAAACATTAAAGGTTCTGAAGGATTATTTGCTGCTATCGAACAAAGAGGTAATGTATACCAAGGTTTTGCTGGAGCTGCTGCTCCTGGATCTGGTGCACTTGCTGATTTTGATGCTATTCTTAAAAACTTAGATAAGCAAGGTGCAATTGAAGAAAATATGTTATTCTTATCAAGGTCTACGGCTCTTGATTTTGATGATATGTTAGCTGCTACTAATGGTGGTTATGCTTCAACTCAATCTGCTTCTTACGGTTTATTTGATAATGAATCAGAAATGGCATTAAACTTTGGATTTTCAGGATTCAGAAGAGGTTCTTATGACTTCTACAAGACTGACTGGAAATACTTAAACGATGCTACTACAAGAGGAATGTCTAGAGAGATAGATGGTGTTATGATACCAGCTGGAACTTCTACAGTATATGATCAAATGTTAGGATCAAATATTAGAAGACCTTTCTTACATGTTAGGTATAGAGCTTCTGAAACTGAAGATAGAAGATTCAAAGCATGGATCACTGGATCTGTTGGTGGTGCTTACACTACTGATTTAGATACAATGAGAGTAAACTTTTTATCTGAAAGATGTTTAGTAACTCAAGCTGCAAACAACTTTGTATTATTCAAAGGAGCTTAATTAATTATTAACATTTTAAAAGATAAATTATGAGTATGTATATAAAAGGATTAAAAGTAGCTTCTACGGCAGCAGTGCCTCAAGAATCTTACGATTTAATCAACGTTGATGGAGTGAATAAAATCACTTTTGGTGGAACAGTGGGAAATGCCCACACACTAATTTTACATTATGATGGCTTAACACTATCTGATGGTGCTGGAACTACATTGTCTGAACAGACTTTAGAGATCCTTCTACCTAATACTAATGTAACTACTGCAGCAAATATAAGTTTTGGTTTTTATGATGCTATGTCGCAAGCGATACAGTCACCAGGAAGCCTTCCTTATTTATTTGGCCCAGACATTAATGGAGTATTTGGAGCTAGTGCTTTAATAACTTCATCTACAGCGTCTTACGGGACAATATCGTAAACAACAATAATAAGATCCCGCTTATGCGGGGTCTTTTTTAATTATTATATTATATTATATTATGGAAACAAAAGAAAATAAAACTACAGCTAAAGCTGTAAAAACTCCTGAAGTAAAAAAAGATACTTGGGAATACAAAATAAGAAATTATTATCTGTTAGGCGAGAAAGAGCCATTAACATATACTATACCTTCTAGACACTCTCAAAGATATCCACTAGTCTGGTTCGACAAAGACTTAGGTTATGAAAGAGAATTAAGATACGCTACAAATCAAAAAAGTGTTTTTGTAGACGAGCAAGAAGGTCAAGTAACTATGAAGCATATTATATTTAGAGATGGCTTGCTTATAGTACCTGCAGAAAAAAGAAACTTACAAGAGTTTTTAGAAAAACACCCACACAACGGTTTAATATTTGGAATGTACGATTCTGTTATTGAAGCAGAAGATGAGTTTGAAGAAATAGAAACTGAAATAGCAGCTTTAAATATGGCTTATGAAATGGATATAGATCAAGCAGAAGCTATAATAAGAGTTGAAATGGGATCAGATGTTACTAAGTTGAGTTCTAAGGAGCTTAAAAGAGATTTATTATTATTTGCTAAAAGACAACCAGATCTATTCTTAGACTTGGCTGAAGATGATAATATCATACTAAGAAACTTTGCTATAAAAGCAACTGAAGAAAAAATAATAGGCTTAAGTGATGATAATAGAACTTTCCTATGGAAAAGTAATGGACGTAAATTAATGAATGTTCCTTTTGACGAAAACCCTTACTCAGCAATGGCTGCTTGGTTTAAGACAGATGAAGGACTTGAAGTTTATAGATCTATAGAGAAAAAGTTCAAATAACAAGTGATTATAAATAAGGGTGGTTTTATCGCCACCCTTTTTTTTTAAATATAAAACATGGCATTACCCGGAACAATAGACGTAAACGAAGTATATACAACTGTATTAGCTATATTAAACAAAGAGCAAAGAGGTTATTTAACACCTTATGAATTTAATAAATTAGCTACGCAAGTTCAATTAGAAGTTTTTGAAAAATACTTTGAAGACCTAAATCAACAGCTAAGATCTCCTCAAAACTCTAGTGAGTATGCTGATAGGGTAAAAACTATAGAAGAAAAAATAGATAGTTTTAGAGTAACTAGACCTATACTTGTTGCGGCTGACGCCACTGCGCCTACATTTGCAGTAGCTGATATGTCTTCATTAACCGACCCAGGTATACCGCATAGATTTGGAGAATTAGAATTTCATGAACAAGGCTTGGCAGGAGTTAATTTACCTGTTGTAGTTGAAAAAGTAACTAAATCAGAGCTTTTAACAGCTAGAAGATCAAGACTTACAACGCCAACTTCAAAGTTTCCCATGTGTTTTATAGAAGGAACTAAAATATTTATACTACCTAAAATAGTAAGTAGAGTGGCTACCGCATCGATAGGCGCAATAACATATAGTTTAGATTACGTTCAAAAACCAACAAATGTAGTTTGGGATTTTACATTAGGTAATTTAGGTCAATATGTATTTAATCCAACAACAACTGCAGGTTCATTATCAACTGATTTCACTATATCAAGTTTAGATGAGTCTGAAGTTATATTAAAAATACTAGCATATGCTGGTGTAGTTATTAGAGATTCTGAAATAACTCAGATAGCATCTCAAGGTGCTGCACAAATAGATAATCAACAACAACAATAAGATATGACTAATACAGTAGCTACAATACCTTTACAAGAGAACGATGCACAATACTACGCTGGTCAATTAAAGATACCTGGTAACGGAACTAATATCTATAGTTTCCCTACTTTTAATACTACATTAGTAAGTAGTTATACTGGAGGTGGTCAACAGATTAGTAATGATGGTAATTTTTCGTTACACATCTTACCTACATCTACTACACTTCCCTCTGCAGCTAATAAAATTCCGGCGAATCTTGTTTATGTTACAGATCCTATTAGTAATACTATTAATAGCGGCAGTGTAGTTCCTGTTAATAATTTTTTATTTATACAATTATCAAACCCAGCAATAGGAGATAATTACGGAAGCTACGGTTACTTATCATTAAATGATATTATAGATAATTTTTTAGTAGCCTATGTAGGTCAAGATAAAATATTGCAAAGAGTTAAAAGAACTGACGTTTTATTTTATGCTAGAAGAGCTATGCAAGAATTATCTTATGATACGTTACCTTCTGCAAAATCTATTGAAACCACTATACCTACATCCTTAGTGTCGCCACTGCCTCAAGACTATGTTAATTATGTTAGATTATCTTGGTCAGACGGTGCAGGTGTTTTACATACTATATATCCTTTAAATGGATTAAGTGGTAACCCAATAGAACTACCTATAGAAGGTCTTAACGGTGTTCCTACTCAAGATTCTTTTGATTCAAACTTACAAGCTGCACAATCAATAATAGAGCAAAATTGGAAATCAGCTAATCAGTCTAATTTAAATGGTCAATTTAATCCTACATCAGCACAAGCAAACGTCTATGATCAAGTGTGGTGGAAACAAGCTTATGGACAAAGATATGGTTTAGAACCTGAATTGTCACAAGTAAATGGCTACTTTAGCATTAACGAAAGATTAGGTACTTTTAATTTCTCTGGTAACTTATCTGGTAGGTTAATAATGATAGACTACATATCAGATGGTTTAGCTTATGATTTAGATTCGTTAGTACCTAAAATGATAGAAGACGCTATGTATTCTAAGATAATGTCTACCTTAATATTACCAAGAAGAGATGTAGACCCAGGAGTAAAACAATTTTATAAAAGAGATGCTTACGTTAAAATTCGTAATGCAAAAATAAGATTATCTAATTTAAAACTTGATGAGATAGTTCAAGTATTTAGAGGTCAATCTAAATGGATTAAACACTAATTAAATGCAAGATAGGTTTCAACACACTTTCACTAAATCTAAAATGAATAAAGATTTAGATGCTAGATTAATTGCCCCTGATGAATATAGAGATGGGATAAATATATCTGTTTCTAGGGCTGAAGCTGACGATGTTGGAGCTTTAGAGAATATACTAGGTAATAGTTTATTTACTCAATTAAATTCTAGCTCTCCTTTTTTAATGCAAACTATAGGTTGGTATTTTAATCCCGATAATGACAAGGTTTATATATTTGACACTAACTTTCAAGATAGTACAGGTGATCAAATATCTAACTTTGCCTCAGTTAATTCTACATGTAGAATACTAGTAGGTGATATTAAAGCTCAAACAATACAAACAATAGTTAATGGTAGGTTTTTAAACTTCTCATGGAATAGTCCAATACTTGATATAGTAATATTAGAAGATCTAATGTTTTGGACTGACGACAGAAATCAGCCAAGAGTAATAAACATAAACACAGCTGAAGCTGATAATACTTATTACTATAATGAAGATCATATTTCTGTAGTTAAATACTATCCACATAAACCTATAAGTTTGTCAAACGAATACAAAGCGCCATCAGCTGCTTTTGTTTCTAAGAGTTTCATGGACACTAATAGTAATGCTAATTGGCAAAGTTATTATTCTCATTTTGTTTTAGATACTGCAACTAGTGATCCAGCTTTAATAACTGCTTTAACAAATAACATAGGAATGCAGGGTTATATAAAAGGAACTGACAATACTTTGTGGGAGTTTAAAGTTGCTTATGTTATGGTAGATCCTAATAATGCTTCAGGTACTCCAATGCAGATAACTAGTGGCGGAACCGTATTTTCACCTCTTACTTTAGTTTTTATAGATAGAGAATTATCAACAGCTATTCCCACATCAGAAACTCCAGCTTTTCAAGATTATAATTTAACTTTCATACAAGGAACATCTTTAGATGTTAGTTCACCTTGGCTAAGAGAAGATCAAGTTAAGCTAACTATAAGAAACTTTGACGCACCTAATAGTATGGTTAGATATAGTGACATAAATCCTGGTACTTATATGGCTGCACAATCTCTTTATGCTTTTGGAACTAGAGGACCTTACCAGTATTATAAAGGCGCTACAGGCGGTGCAATAGTTCCGCCATTTCAATTACCTAATCACTTTCCAGAAAATCAAGGCTCTGCGGCAACGGGACTATGCAGAGTAACCCACCCAAAACTTAATCCTCAAAAATACTATTGTATAAGCTACGTAACAGATCCAACAGTAACTAACGGTCATGGGTTTCAAATATCTGAACTAACTAATATTATCAATGGGCAATTAATTCTTCAAGCAAACCCTTCAGATCTTTTATCAACAGGTGATGTATTAACAATACACTGGCCCAACAAAGACTATAAATATACATTCCCTGGAGATCCTACTTTTTTAGAAGATAAATTTGTAAGATTTGCATATAGGTTTAAGTATGATGATGGACAATACTCTTTGATATCTCCATATACACAAAGTATTTTTGTACCAAAACAAAAAGGTTATTTTTTAAAAAAAGTAGGTAGACAAAAATCTACAGGTTCAAGTCTAAATAATTATGTACCAGAAGAAAATACAGCTGGTCAAACTACTATAACAGATTTTATGAAGAACGAGATTACTCAAGTTAATCTTAACATAAATTGTGAATATACTATAAATGAATTAGCTAATGCGCTTAAAGTTTCTGAAATAGATATAATATATAAAGAATCTGATAGCACTACTTTAAAGATAATAGATAGTATAGAAATAACGGATCTTTCAGTAACGTCAAACACGACTAAAACTTATTCTTATACATATCAATCAAAGAAACCTATAAAAACATTAAGATCTGATGAGATAACTAGAGTGTATGATGTTGCACCTGTAAGAGCAAAAACATTATCTTCAGCTGGTAATAGAATAATATATGGTAACTATTACGATAGACACACTTCTCCATCTGGACTAAGTTTCTTTGCTGCTGCTAATTCAAAACTAACACCTGCAACTACTACTCAAGTTAAGTCCTCAGACGGAGGTATTCAGTTTGATAGAAGTCCTTTTATACCAAACTCATTTTCAACTGTATCTTACCCTAATCACAGTTTAAAACAAAATAGGAGTTATCAAGTAGGTTTAATATTACAAGATAGATACGGTAGGTCTTCAGATGTTATACTTTCTAGTTTTTCTGAAATAAATTTTACACTAGCAACTGGTGGATTTGCTGAAGATCCTTTAGTGTTTTTTGGATCCACAGTTTATAACCCTTATTTAAGTTCGGTAATTGCACCTTTGACACCCGCTGGAGATATAACTAAATCAAACAAAATATACTCAGGATTAATTAATTGGCCTGGAGATTCTTTAAAGATTTTATTTGCAGAGCAAATACCTTCTTCAATATCTTATGCTCAAGGTTATCCTGGCTTATACGAAGATCCGTTTGTAACAACAAAAACTACTAAGGCTGTTGGAGGAAATAATGATTCTAGAATATACATAGACGCTGGTGGTTTAAATAACAATATAAAGCCAGGTATGTTAATATCTTGGAAAGAGACCGTAGTTGGTGCTCCTGGAGAAGGAACTATACAACAAGCTTATGTTGGACAAATAGAAGGAACTGCAGCATTTAGGATTCTTGCAATAGTAAAACCAAATGGATTACCTTTTACAGGAACTAACATGACAACTGTTTCTTCTTTGTTTAATCTTGATACGGTTATTGATTTTATACAAAGTGATCAACCTTTAGGTTGGTATTCTTATAAAGTTGTTGTAAAACAAGAGCAACAAGATTATTACAATGTTTACTTACCTAGTTTATTAGATGGCTTACCTATTATAAAACCTTTTAAATTAGACTGTACTTTCGTTACTGGATCTAATGTTGTTAAAGTAGATCCTATTGGTGATTTAGAATACTTAACATTTCCACTATTAGAAGGAATGAAGGTAGTGGCTGGAGCTAACACTTATTTTATATCTAACATATTAAACTATAGTCAATTTGAAATTAGCACACCTGCTGTAACTGGTTATACTGCTGAGCCAGCTCCTATAAAGAACTTTGAAAATTCTTTTGAAGAGCCAGAGCAATCAACAATGGATGTTGGTATAAATTATAATGTAGTTCCAACAGTAGTAACAGGGAACGGAAGTGGAGCAACTATAAATGTTGATATTGTATTAGATGGAGCTCTTAAAGAATTAAAACTTTCTTTAGGGGCTACTGGAAATGGAGGAACAAATTATAAAACTGGTGATCATTTGAAATTACCAGCAAACCCAGCACCAGGTGTTAAATATCCAGAGATTGATATATTTATTATAAGCTCAAATCTAAATAGTAGAGAAACTGAGTTTAGTACAGAAGCTAGTAATGGTGTTATAAATACTACAACACTTATAACAGATAATGCTAATAAGGTTCCACCAGCACTTATAGAGACTAGTCCTGTTCAACAAAACTATTCAACTAGTGATACTGAATTAATACCTAGAGCAGCTTTTAGTAATGACTGGACTACCCCTGCTGTCACTGCAGATTTTCCATACACATCTACAAACACATCTGCAATAGCAATATTCCCTGGTAATTCTACTGGAGCTAGAGTATCTAAAGTTCAATCCATTGGTAATTTTGAAGCTTTATTTAGAAGAGGAAGTTATTTTGGATTATACAATGCAGATACGGATCCTCCAGCAGCTATAATTAAAAATAATTTTAATATAGGTCAAAATGCTCAAACAGCTAAGTCTTCTTCTCAAGCAGAGACAATAGCCGCAATTTATGAAACAACACCTGTAATATCATCTTTAGATATATATTATGAGACTAGTACATCTGGAACTATATTAAGTTTGAATCAGTTAGTTAGAGATAACTTAGCTGTACCTCAATTATTAGTTCAATATACAGGAGTTGCTGGATCAACTGGTAGTAATGGTATTGGAACTGTTTCAGTTCTAGAATCATTAAATTTTAGTTCAACACCTACAATAAAAAAGTTTCAAATATTAGATAGTGCTGGTGATTTGGTTACTTATTTATTAGCTAAAGAATTTGGTATATCTACAGCTCTATATGGCGATGGAACTACTGTTGGTGCTAGTGCTCCATATACAGTAACAGAGTCTGCGGATTCAACAGAAAGAGGTGATTCTGTTTATTTATTAAAAACAACTGCAACAAATCCTTTTTATAGTGGTGTTAACACTCAGCAAAATATTATAAACTTTAACGTTTCATTTAAATTTTTACAATTTGCTATTGTACCTATACAGTACAGTATACCTATATCAACTGTAATTCAAAATGTAATTCCTGCAAGAGTAAATGCTTTTGTTAATACTCCAACAACAGTATATTATTTTTATCAAGGTGCTGGGGTTGATCCTACGCCTGAAGTTGTACCACTAATAACACCAGCCACACCTTCAACATGGACAAATCAAAATGGCGCTAATACTAGTTTATCTGAAGCTACTAATGGTAGTTTTGCATCAAACGTAAATTTTGGTCAAGAATTAAGCTGGTCCTTACATGTTGACACAAGTGGTGGAACTAATTACGTTAATGTTACAGCTAATCCTATAGCTAATTTAGGTATAAGTTTATCTACTAGTGGAGTTGCTAATGCTGCAACTCAAAGAGTGCTAGAACTAGGAACTTTTGGTGGAAGTTTTAATGCTCAAACAATGTCGGTTGAAATAAGAGTTACTGATCAAAATGGCACTGGATTAACAAAAACTGTTAGTCAATTTCAAATAAATGTAAGAGTTCAACCAGTGTTCTTAAGAAAATATAGAGCAACTGTTGGTTCACCTGTTTATCCTCAAATTCCTCTTTTTTCAACTACTAATGGCCTTCTTTATAATGGTGGTGCATTTTCAAATATACCTTTACCTAATCCTTTACCACCAAGTGGAGCTCAGAATGGTAACGTACAAGGTTTAGTTGCGAGAATGGATACATCAACTGGAGATATGACTGTAATAACTCCTCCTACAAGTTTTAATGTAGGTGACATTATTGGTGCAGCAAGTTTTGGTGGATCTCAACCAAACGCTTTATTTACACTACAGCTAACACCTTAAGTAAAACACACATATAAACAAGTGATTATAAATTATGGCAAATCAAGCAGCAACATTACCACTTATTGAAGTAGATTATTATAACTGTATTTGGAACAAGAAAATACTAACTCCTCAGCCTCAGTCGCAAACAAATAACATTGTTGTTCCTGGCGGCGCGGGTTCTGCAGCTACTAATGTGTATCCTTTAAATAATGTATACGCGCCACCATTTACTGCTGGGACAGGTACTAGTACACCTGGGTTTCCGTCAACTCCATACGTAAAGCCAATTGATGGTTATGCTGGGTCTAATGTAATAGAAAACTTTTATGTTGAAGAGTCTAGAATAGAAGGCGGATTTAACAACACCTCTATGGAATTAGGTGTTAGAGCTTATTTAGATGAAGATGATCCTATACAACAGCATAGATCAAACACTTTAATATATTCAGGTATATATAACTCAAGAACAGGTTTAAATAGAACTAATGAATTCCCTATAGGTACTAGTATTACTAGGTCTGCTAATCCTCAGTATAATTCTATACAAAAAATATATGCTGAAGAAAACAATTTAGTTGTACTTCAAGAAGACAAATGCAGTAGGTGTTTAATAGATAAAAATGCTATATACAATGCAGAAGGCGGTGGTAGTGTTACAACTACTGATCAAGTTTTAGGGGAAATAGTTCCTTACACAGGTGAATATGGAATAAGTAGAAATCCAGAAAGCTTTGCTATATACGCTTATAGAAAATATTTTGTTGATAGACATAGGAATTGTGTAATAAGACTTTCTAACGATGGTATAACAGAAATATCTGAGTATGGCATGAGAGATTATTTTAGAGATCAATTAACACCTCTAAATGATGATTACACAAATCAGTATACTAAAAAATTATCAACAGTGAATTTTGTAGCACCTTCTTCTATAGTAAAACCAGGTGAAGGTGGAACTCAGTCCTTCTTTGATGTTGTAGATCCAAACCCTCCAGCGGAACCACCATATACTTCTCAAATTGGATCTTTGTCTCAATATACTCTTGGGGCAAAAGTATTTTACTCAAGTGATGGTGGAGGAACTTATGTTGATACTACAGCGACTGTAAAAAATGTAGAAGAAAATAGAATTCAATTAGATAAAATTCTTGATCCTGTTTTCTTTGAGGATGGTTATGATTCAAGAATAAAACTAGTTAGCAATTATAGAAGTAGAATACCTGCTGGATGGGATATATACAATAAACAGTATGTTTTATCTATACAACCTAACAAAACTACTGAAGATAGTATTAATGGACCATTAAGAAGAGACACAACTTATTTTACTCTAGGATTTGACGAACAAATAAATGGCTGGCCTAGTTTTTATACATACAGGCCATCTAATTTAGGGAGTTTAAAAAATACTTACTATACTTTTAATAATTACCCTTGGGATGGTTCTCAAAATTTAACTTTAGGTAACTACAAACACTATAATGATTCTGTACAAAGAGGTCAGTTTTATGGAATAAACAATGCTTCTCAAGTTAGTATAGTTGCAAATTCAAGACCTTCTTTACAAAAAACTTTTTTAACAATAGATTACGAAGGTGATAGTGGTTGGCAAGTTTCTACCGCTACTTCAGATACTACTGGTGAAAATAAAATTTATNTANCTGGAGTTCCGCCAGCGGATCCGTCTTGGACTGGAGATTGGGATAGGTTTAGCGATACTACGAGTTCGACTAGACCATCAGTATATAGCTACGTTGAAGGTGCTTACGATACTGTAGGAAATGAAGGTACATCCGCAATACCAACCCGCGGGCTTTTAAGAGCTGGTTTTGATAGAAAAGCAAATAGATATGTAGCTAACTTTATAAATACTTCGGGTGCACAAAATGGTGAAGTAGCTTATGGAAATCAAATATCTGGAGTTAAAGGTTATTATTTAGATGTAACACTTAAAACAGATGGCCAAACTGATCCAGGTGGATTTAAAGAATTATATGCAGTAGGATTAAGTTACACTGTTAACGCAAATTAAATTAAATGAATATAAGAAAATTAATACAATCAGACTATGATACTCTAGTAAAATGGTGGGCATCATGGCCTAACTGGGTAGCTCCGTCAAGAGATTTTTTACCTGATAATGGTGAAGGTGGTTTTATGGTAGAAAAAGACGGTAAACCTATAGTTGCTGGATTTACGTATATAACTAATTCTAAAGCAGTATTACTTGAATGGATAGTATCAGATCCAGAATATAGAGAAGATGACAGAGACTTATTCGTAGTATATCTTATAGACTCAATAGAAAAGATTATAAAATCATGGGGCTATAAATACATGTTTACAATAGGTAGAACAAAAAAATTAATAGATAAACATAGAGAGTTAGGCTGGCAAGTAGATGATACTCCATCCTATGAAATAGTTAAAATTTTAAAATAGAAATATGGCAGCAGTAACAGCATTAATAGCAGTAGGAGCAACCGCGGCAGTGGTAGGTGCAACAACATCGGCTATAGCAGCTAACAAAGCAAAGCAAGCTAGAAACATAGCATTAACAGAGGCTGATATACAAGCGGCTCAAGTAGAAGCTTTAGAAAAAAGTAGACCTACCATGACGAATCCTTATGATAACGTTAGGAACTCTTTTGATGGATTAAATAATGAATACGCTAATTTAACTGTTTCTACAGAAGCTTTTAAAATACAAGCTGAGCAAGCTGATCAAGCTTTAGCTAATAGCTTAGATGTCATGATGGAGGTTGGTATGGGTGCTGCAGGTGCAACTGCATTAGCTCAGGCTGCATTACAAAGTAAGAGAGGCATTGCAGCTAGTATAGGTGCTCAAGAAACTAAAAACAGAGCTTTACAAGCTGAAGGTGCGGCTAATGTTGCTAAACTAAAAGCGCAAGGTCAGCAAAACTTAGATATGCAAAGAGCACAAGGAGATTTAACTGTTCAAAGAGATACTATAGGTTTTCATGAAATGAAAATGGACAGAGCAGCTAATTTAATGGACAACGCAAAACAAAACGCTGCTGATGCTGATGCTGCTAGAAGCGCAGCTATAGTAGGCATAGGAACATCGGTAATAGCAGGCGCTGGAATTGCAGCTGGTGGTATAGGTAAATAGCCAAGTTAATTGATTAAATAAATAAGATATGGGATATAGGGATCCAAAAAGAATTATAAATACTAGTTTTGATAGATTTGCTCAAGCTTCTAGAGGTTTGGTAAATCAAATAGCCGTTACTAATAAACAAATACAACAGCAAGTTAAAGATCAAAAAGAAGAAGCAACTAGAAGAGAGGATGCTGTTGAAGCAGAGAAAGATGTTTTTGCTAGTAAGATGAATCAAATAGGTAACTATCCTAGTGATAAACTTGATAGAAATATAGTGTCTCTTTGGCAACAGAAAAAAGATGAGTACTTTGATATTAAACAAAAAATATCTAGTGGTGAGTTAAGTAAGCAGGAAGGAAATGTTAGATTAAGACAGATAAGAGGTTTAATACCTAAGTTTAAACAAGATGCATCTATATTTGGAGCTCAAGTTACTTTAGGTAAAGACTTAAGAGAATCAGGTCAATTGGCTAGTACAGGATCTATACAGTCACAAAACGTTGTTGAGGCTATAGGTATGGGTGGAGACGTCAGAACTGTAGAAAGAGGCGGAGAACTTTATTATTTTAAACCTTCATTTGTTAAAGATGCTAATGGAAATGATACAGAGGAAGAACAAGATCCATCTCAAATGTTTGACAAAAATGGCTTACCTAAAGCTGAATACGCAGGCTCTTTAATAAATGGTAAAGAACTTAGAGCTATGGATGCTAGAGAAGAAGATATTTGGGAATCTAAGTATGATGTCTCTAAAGCTCAAAAGACTATGTACGATGCTGAAGTTAATCCTGATGATCCATCTAGTGAGTTTGTTAGAACTCAAGCTGTGACTAGAGGAATGACAGTTAATGGTGTTACTTATGACAATATACCAGAGGGCCAAACTTGGCAAATAGCATATACTCCAGAGATGAACGATGATGGTACTTCTAAAAATGCAGACTTAATTATGCAGAAAATAGTTAATAGTAAAGCTATGGGTCCTATAGTGAGCAGTAGTAAAATGAATACCTACTGGCAAGATAGTATTCCTGATGGTAAATTTGATCCTGCTACTGGAAAGTTTGAATCAAACTCTATAGCTGGCATCGCTGCTAAGCTTAACGAAGGAACAAGTCCACCTAAATTTCCAATGAGAGATAGTAATAATCAACCTTTACCATTTGATCCTAATAATTTTGATTATGCAAATGAAACGCCTGAAAATAAAAAACTATTTGACAATGGATATGATTATTTACAAAATAGTAGGTGGCATGAATTTGCTGAAGAAGACAAAGAATTAGAAGGGGCTATAAAAGAACAGCAAGACAGTATAGCTAAGTTTCATATTGCATCAACCGCTGTAAACAATAACGGAGACACAATAGGCGCAGTTAAAATTCTATCAAAAAGAAAAACTCCTACACCTCCAAAAACTACAATTAGAAGCACAACTAAGTGGGAAGATGACAAGGCTAGGGAAATTCAAAAAGGTGATATAAAAGATAAAGCTATAATTAATTCAACTTCAGCAAAAGATCTTGAATCTAGAATTACTGGTGGTCCATTAACAAAGGAAAGCGTTATTCAAGAATTTGAAGAGCTTTATCCTGGTCAAGATATACGTAGTTTCTACGACGAAATTAAAGATGTAGCTTCATTACAAAGAGTTTTAAGAGAGATTGAGTTTGGTGGGCAAGATGCTTATCTTGATTACACAATCTCAAAAGGAACAGCTGAGTCTCCTGGCGGGATGACAAGCGCCCAGTATATAAAAAAATATAGCCAATAATGGACGAACTAGAAGGTATAGTACAAAGAATGATTGACGCTGGGGAGCCAGAGGAAGTTATAGCAATGGTTATAAGAGATTATAAACCAAATCTAGTGCCTGACGAAGAGGAAATAGTTACAGAGACAGAGGTTCAAGAAATTGAAGGTGGTGAAATACAAGAAGACAATGTAAATTGGGACATGGTTCAAAAACTAGCTGGCAGCATAGAAGAAAAAAATGCACCGTCAGAACAAGATGGTTTTCCAGATCCAGTGTCTGTAGAGATGGAGTCTGATAATGCAATTAGTCCTCAGTCTCAAGCTGTAGAAACTATTGAACTAGCAGAAGAATCTCCTTTACAGTCTGCTCAATTAGCTCACGAACAAGATACTTACGAAGATTTATCTGCTGGAGAAAAAGATATTTATGAAGAAGGAGTTGACTTAATTGATTACAAAGAAAAAGCTACTGAAGTAAGAGAGTTACTAGAAGGCGTGAATGATTCTGATGAAGAGTATGAAAAGGAATTAATGTTTAAAGCTCTTGAGTTTGAAAATAAAGATGATGAAGGAAACACTTTTCAAGCTCTAGAAGGACTTGAAGTCATGGCTAAATCTCCAGAAGAAAGATTTAATTCTATGTACGAAGGTGATGAAAAACCTTCATGGGTTTCTCAAGCTAAATGGGAAGCTGGTAAGTCTTATTTGGAAACTGGTAAAGTTCCTCAAGATATTATTAAAAACGTACCTGATAGCTATAAAAATATTACAAAAAAAGAGATTCAAAAGCGTAAATTAAACAATTATTTTCATGCTACTGGAATGGATGAAAAAGCTAGAGCTCAAATAACAGCTTTAGCCAGTGACCAGATGGAGGGTAAATTAGGTTATGAAGACGTTATGAAGTTTGCTGACAACTCTAATTTGTTAAATTTAGAAGTAAAGAAAAACAATGCTAGAGCAGACGCTATAATGAAAGACATGGTAGCTATTGAAGATTCTCAACTAGCATTAGATTCAGACGAAGAGTATATAAAAATAAATGATAGAGCTGAAGGGATTTCTATACAACTTCAAGAAATGAAAGATGATGGCATTAACCCTGAGTCTCCACCAGCTGATATTAAAAAATACAATAATTTATTAGCTCAATTTGAAGAAGTTAAACTAGAATATAAAACTAAAGGTTTTCAAGACAAAAAACTAGCTCAAGCTACTATGGTCGAAAACTGGAATAGAAAAAGAGAAGAACTACAAAGTGATGCTAATGAGTTAGGTGATGTTGCTTTAGCTTTAGATTTAGGTTCTAAGAATTATAGTCTATTAGAAAAAGCTAAACTAAACGTGGAAAAAGCTTTTATGGGTGATATGGTTATGGGATCTATAGGTACTACAGCCGGTATTCTTGGTGATATAACAGCAGGTAAAATATTAGGTGAAGAAACTATGCCGAATTCTTTAAGTGATTTTTTACACAAAGTAGAAGGAGTTGCTATAAATTACAATGAAAGTCTTGCTAAAGGTATAGCAATATCTATAGCTCCAGGCATAGAAAGAGACGACGTTACTATTGACAATGTAGGTAATTATATGGGAGGCGTTTTAGCTGAAGGAGCTCCTAGTATAGCAACTATACTAATGAGTACAAAAGGTGGACGAGTAGCTGGAAGAATTAAGTCTAAAGGCTTAACCGGTGATGTAGCTAAAGCTGTTAGAACAAAAGCAGAAATGGGCGCTAGTAAATTAGCTCAAGCAGCTTTCTTTGGCATGGGTTATGGTGGTAAAGGTATGGAAATAGCTATAGCTCAAAAAAATGCTCCAGAAGCAATAGAGTTACTTAGAAATGATATTGAAGAGTTAGACGAAGAAGGTAAACCTAAATTTAGTAAATTAGAAATTGCTCAAAAGAAAAAAGAAATAGAAGAGTTAAATAATACTATAAATTACAATGTTTTACAAAAAGCTGGATCATCTCTTCTTGCTGGCAGTATAGACATGTACTCAGAAAAAATAGGTTCGCTAGGCTACATGAAAAACTTAAGTAAACTAGGAGCTACCGTTGACGCTGGTTTGTTTAAAAAAATGATGTATCAAGGATTAAAATCAAGCATTAATGTTGGGATTGAACTTGTTGAAGAAACAGCTGCAGCTATAGGAAATAATATTTCTGATATATATGTATTAAAAGAAGATAAAAGTATAGTCGATGGTATTGATGCTAAGTTTTTTGACAACGTTGCATTAACCTCTTTAGCTATACAAGGTCCATCAATAGGGTCTAATATTTATAATATGTTTTCTGATGAAGTAAAAACAAAATCTGGAATTAAAGCTGAGACAATGGCTTTTAAAAGATTATTACAAGTAGAAGATGCTTTATCTTCAGAAACTTCCCCACAAAAAATAAAAGAATTAAGAAAAGAAAAAACAGGTCTAATGGAGACAGCAGCTTTTAACAACATAGTAAGTGTTCAAAAGCTAGCTCAAATGTCTACAGAAGAGAAAACACAATTGTTTGAAATAAACAGACAAAGAAGAAAAATAATAAACAACTTAAGAGACTTAGGTGGGAGAGGTGAAGCTGGTAGTAAAGCTATTAAAAATCAAAAGACAAAGCTAGTAAAAGAATTTAATTCTTTAGATGCTCAAAGAAACGAATTGTTAAGTAAAAAAGAAAAGCAAAACCAAGAGAGTATGAAAGAAGCAGCAGATCCTGCTTTAGCAGCTTACAACCTTGGTCTTAATGAATTTTGGACAGATGTTGTTGGCGTTCAACAAGAACTTAATGGTAACAAGTTAATTAGAGTTGATAAAGAGTCTACTGTAGAAGATCTACAAAAACAATTTAGTGATGAAACATCTAAACAAGTTATAGAGGCTAGAGACAGAGGTGATAATGCTACATTTGTTGGCGATGATATTATTATATTTAAAGATAATATTAAAAAGAACTTAATGTCAAGTAAAGAAAAAACCGCGGCTATGTTTGCTGCTGTGTCTCCGCTACACGAGCTTCAGCATATACAAAACAGAAAAGCGGGTATAGTTGTTGATGAAGTTGTTGTGAAAGAAGCTGAACAAGCTATAAACGAAGCTGATGTTCAAGTAAGACAAAACTTTAATCAAGGTAAAATAACTCAAGAACAGTTTAACGATTATCAAAAAAGAAAGAAACAATATACAGATAAGTCAACGGGTAAAGTAGATGTAGAAGAGTTATTGAATTTATTTGGTGATATGTCATCTACAGGGATACTAAGTGAGGGTAATTTTAATAAAATAAATGGATTAAAATATGTTTTAAAATCCATGATTAGGAAGTTTAACATACCTCAGACACAGTTTTTGTTTCCATTAAAAACAGGTAGTGATGTATTTAGTTATGTAAAAAGTTTTCAAAATTCTGTTTCTAAATTAGATTTAAAAATGGCTCCGCCGGAAGAAAGTAAAGATAGTGATTTAAAACTATCTCAAGGTCCTAGTGAGAAAGTTCAAGAAATATTTGAAGATCAAGGCGAGGCTGGTGCATTTGAAATTATAGAGCAGTTTAAACCTATAGTAAACAAAATTGTACAAAGAAGAAGTGAAGCTCCTGGGTTTGATAGACAGTTGCTAACAGACGAAATAGAAACTGGAGAACGTGGTTTGCTTGATTTAATTAGATCTTATAAGCAAGAGTCTGGCGTTCCACTAGCTGCTTATATAAATAAGTTTTTACCATCTAGAGCCATTGAAGCTTCGAGAAGAATACTTGGCGAAGAGTTTGAAGATGATATAGATGATCAAAAAAATTTAGCTGCAGTAGAAGAATCAGACAATGAAATTGTTGGTAAACCTAAGAGAGCTATAAAACTAAAAAAGAGATTAACAGGAGAGATAGACGGTGCTATAAAAAAAGTTAGATCTGAAATTAAAAACCTACCAATAAATCAACTTGATTTTAAAACATTAAGAAATGTAGCTTTAGAAGAGGTACAAACTTTATTTGGTATAAAACCTAAGCCTGGTAATTTAACTAAAGACGATGTAAGAAGCGCGCAGCAATACATAAATAAAAATGCAGAGTCTTTAATAACTATGTTGCCTGAGGGAGCTACGCCAAGTGGAACTTCTACAGGTATTCAAAAAGTATTATTAGATAATTTTTACAAAAAAACAGGTAGAGCTTCTATGGCTAAGACTGGTAGTAAAGCTGGATTATCTATATATGAAAAAAGAAACGATATAACTTCAGCTGAATTTAAAGAAGTGTTTGGTATCACGCCAGCAGGTCAACCTAATGTTAGTGATAGAAATACTAGCGCTAGAATAAAAGCTTTAGTATCTCAGACTGAGCGTATGTTAACTAACCAAGAAGTTAGAGAAGTATTAGAAGAAAAAGGACAAAACGTTCCTCAAGCATTAATTGAAGGTAAAAACAATTTAATGGCATCACAAGGTCCTTCAACTAAATTAAATAGCAAACAGTTAAAAGCTATAGAAAATACTAATAAAGAATTTGAAGAGGGTAAAAGAAAAGATCAGACGTTATGGAATAGCATAGTCAAAGCTAATGGAGAAGATCCTATCAACATGACTAGTATACAAGGCAAAAAGAAAGCTAGAGAAGTTTGGTTTGAAGGTAAAGAAAATGTTCCACCTATATTAACTTTCTTTACTGAATCTTTTGTTCTTAAAAACAAAGGCACATTTGCTAATGGAGGTATGTATCAAAGCGTTACTGATGATAACGGTAAACCAATAAGGCTAGATAATAAAGAAAAGTTATTTTTACAATCAAAAGATAAAACTATAAAAATAGACGGAGTTGATAAAGATAGAGTTAATATAACTATAAAAGATGATGAAAGTTTAAAATCATTTAAACTAGAAAATGGTAAAACTATACGTAACAATGACCCGGCTTTTGTAACTAAAGAGATACAGCTTCAGATAATGCCTGGTAAAAGAAAAGATGGTAAAAATAATTTTATGTTTGCAAATGGTTTGCAGGTTGATAATTATTTAAAAAGATTTAAAGATAATTATGATTTCTTAGAAGAAGACAACAACATAAATTCAGCTGTAAAAAGATCAAGTTATGCTAATCTTAAGAAAAAATTTAATACTGAAAAGTTTACTCAAGAACAAAAAGATAAACAAAAAGGTTTTATAGATATATTGTCTACATTAAACAACGTGGTTAATTCTAAAAGAAAAGAATATCTACCAGCTGTCGCCGCTTTGTTATCTGCAACTAGTGGAGGTCAAGGTCATTTTATAAGAAAAGGATCTATACTAGGTTTTAATAATACTTTAGACTTAAAAATAGTAGAAGAGCACGTTCAACCAGCTTCTGATTTCGCAAAGTTTATTTTTAATAGAATGGCTCAAGGATCTTTTGACCTATACGTAAACAAGTCTGTTGATGCATTTTTTCAAGGAGCTTTGCCTAGAGTTTACGACCAAATGTTAAAAGGCGTAGGCTTTAATTATACTAACAATGTACCTAAGAAATATAGACTAGATGTATTGTTAGGTAAAATGCCAGTATGGGTTAGATATTTTAACCCACAAGTAAATAAACAAATTAGAGTTGACAAAGCCACAGGTTTATCTTACACTGGTATAGATCCAAACGTCATAGTATTAGCTAACGGAAAAACAGTAGCAGAAGAATATGGTGTACCAGTTATTGCTAGCAAGAGAACTCCAGACGCTATAGCTAAACAACAAGAGTTGCTATTTGAGATATTTACAAATCCAAATATGACTAAAGAAATTGCTGCTTCAAGATTAAAAGAATATTTAAATATAACTCCATCTAAACTAAAAGCTAGTAAAGGAACTATAAAAGAATTAAGTGATTCACAAGTTTTGTATGTTAATGAGAACATGACAACTCAAGACTTACTTGACAAAGCCGCGGTTATAGATAAAGCTTTAAAGCAAGCTAGAGAATTAAAGGCACCTATTAAAAAAATTAGAGTATTTGATTTTGATGACACTTTAGCTACTAGTAATAGTTTAGTATTCTATACAAAAGAAAATGGAGAAGAAGGAGAATTAACAGCAGAGGAATTTGCTGACAAAGGTTCTCAACTAGTTGAAGAAGGAGCTGTAATGGATTTTACTGATTTTAATATAGTAAGAGACGGTAAGAGAGGACCTATGTTTGATATAGCTCAAAAAATAAAAGAAGCTAGAGGTACAGAGGATATATTTATACTTACAGCTAGAGCTCCTCAAGCTCAAGAAGCTATATATGAATTTTTAAAAGATGAAGGTTTAGAAATACCAATAAAAAATATAGTAGGTTTAGGTAACTCTACTGCTCAAGCTAAAGCAAATTTCATGTTAGATAAAGCTGCTGAAGGTTATAACGATTTTTATTTTTCAGATGATGTAATGAAAAATATTAAAGAAGTTAAAAAAGTCTTAGACGTTGTTGATGTCAAGTCTAAGGTTCAGCAAGCTAAATTAAAGTTTTCAAAAGGATTGAATGGAGAGTTTAATAGCATACTAGAAAAAGAAAGCGGCATATCAGCTGATAAAGAAATATCCGCAGCTAGAGCTAAGACTATTGGATCTAGTAAAGGTAATTTTAAATTCTTTATACCTTACTCAGCAGAGGATTTTATGGGACTAATATATCCTACATTATCTAAAGGTTCCTTAGGTGATGCTCAAATGGCTTGGTACAAACAACATTTAATGAATCCATTTGCTAGAGGTATGTCTAATCTAAGGTCAGCTAGAATACAACTGATGGATGATTTTAGAGGTTTAAAAAAGAGTTTACAAGTTCCTAAAAATTTAAGCAAAACAAACGGCACTGGTTTTACTAACGATCAATCTATTAGAGTTTATTTATATAATAAAATGGGTTATGATATACCTGGTATGAGTAAAGAAGATGTAGATGATATGGTTAATTTAGTTGAAGGAGATTCTAAGTTTTTTACTTTTGCTGAAGAACTTTCTAAAATAACAAAAGGAGATCCTTGGATAAAACCAGGAGCAGACTGGTTGTCAGGTACTATAACAACTGATTTAATACAACTAATAGATACTACAAAAAGAGAGAACTATTTGTTTGAGTTTCAGCAAAATGTTGATGCAATTTATTCTGAAAAAAACTTAAACAAACTAGAAGCAATGTATGGTCCTAAATATAGAGAAGCTTTAGAGAACATGTTAGCTAGAATGAAGTCAGGTAAAAACAGAAGTGGAGCTGGTAGTAGATTAGGCGTTAAAGTTTTAGATTACATAAATGGATCTAACGCTGCTATAATGTTCTTCAACACTAGATCTGCTGTTCTTCAAACTATATCGTCTATTAACTTTGTTAATTGGAGTTTTAATAACCCTTATAAAGCTGGTAAAGCATTTGCTAATCAACCTCAATATTGGTCTGATTTTATGAAGCTAATGAATTCAGAATATTTAAGAGATAGACGTAACGGTTTAAGAATAAACGTTTCTGAAAGTGAAATAGCAGAGGCTGCTAAAACTTCTAAAAACAAAGCTAAAGGAGTTCTTAGTTACATATTGGAAAAAGGTTACGCGCCTACTCAGTATGCAGATAGTTTTGCTATAGCTTCTGGTGGAGCAACATTTTTTAGAAATAGAATTAATGATTTAGTTGATAATCAAAAAATGACTCAAGAGCAAGCTGAGAAAAAAGCAATGGAAGAGTTTATTGAAGTGTCTGAAGAGTCTCAACAATCAAGTAGACCTGATAAAATATCTCAACAACAGTCTAGCGACGTTGGTAGATTAATACTTATGTTTGCTAACACGCCTATGCAATATGCTAGACTACAGAAAAGAGCAGCTCAAGATTTAATAAACGGTAGAGGAGATTGGAAGTCACATATAAGTAAAATAGCTTATTATGGTTTTGTACAAAACTTAATGTTTAATGCATTGCAACAAGCAGTGTTTGCCATGGGATTTGATGGCGATGATGATGAAGAAGCTGATGCTAAAAAAGCTTACAGAACAATGAACGGAATGTCTGACTCTATGTTGCGAGGTTTAGGTATAGGAGGAGCTGCTGTGTCTGTTGTTAAGAATTTATTATTAGATATATATGAAAGATCTAAAAGATCAAGACCTGAATATACAGATGCTGTTTGGAAATTGCTACAGTTTTCTCCGCCTATAAGTTCTAAGATATCTAAATTAAGAGCAGCTGGCTGGCAGTTTGATAGTAAGGATCGTAGACAAGAAATGCTAGATAAAGGTTTTAGTATAGAAAATCCAGCTTATTTAGCTGGCGCAAAAGTAGTTTCAGCAACCACTAATATACCTTTAGATAGGGTTTTAAATAAATATAATAACGTTAGTGACGCTGTAGAAGAAGAGACAGAATGGTGGCAATCTGTAGCTATGTTATTAGGTTGGCCTAAGTGGCAGTTAGAACAGCAAGAATATGAGAAGAAATCTACTAAAAAAAAGAAGAAAACATCATCAAGAAAAGTTTACAAAAGAAAAACTTATAAAAGAAAGAAATAATGGCTAAGAAAAAAACTAAAAGAAAAAACACTTGTTGGAAGGGATATAAAGCTAAAGGTAAAAAACCTTCTCCTAGTGGTAAGAAAGTTAATGGTAAAATTAAGATGGTTAACAACTGTGTTAGAATAAGAAAAAAGTAGGAACAAAAAGAACTGGGCACCATACCCAAAGTTCCTGTAACCAAAAAAGGGGATCTCATTACGAGGTCCCCTTTTTTATTTGGTGGTGAACGAGGCAGGACTCGAACCTGCGACCGCCTGCTTAGAAGGCAGGTGCTCTATCCAGCTGAGCTACCCATCCAGCATAACTAGTCTTTACAAAGACATACGCCTAAACATAATGGACACATAATATTAAATTTAAAGATTTATGTTATTTCACAAGCAGCTCCAACACAAGCAAGTTCACCAGCTAGATCTGTTTCATCTTCTGTTTCTACAATTTTAGTTAAGTCAACATCTTTTAGATGCGTCATCATTGTATCATATTTAACTTTACTTATATCTTCAAACGGCGCTTGAGTATATGTACCACCGTCATAAGGTAATACTGATAGACCATTGTAATGATCTCTATTTTCCCACATCCATTTACCAGCTGCATCCCATTCATTTTGTTTTAAACTAACAGTAGCAGATACGTTATGAGTGTTGGATCCTTTTCTATGACCGGGCTTAACCCACTCAATAGCAACTTTTTTAATTCTCTCTAGTAAATCAAAAGGAGATTCCATCCTTAATATAGAACCTTCAGGAGCTTTTTGCGGTATACTAATCACTGCAGTATCGTGAGGTCTAAAAAATTCATCTTCAACTAACTCAGGGTGATGTTTAAATAAATGCTTATACATAGATTCATTTTTACCAACTCTGATTCTGCGGACATAATAATCATTGTGCCATGCATGGATACCAGATGAAGTTCCTAGCGCCAGAGATGTTGTCCCAGCGGGCTTCACGGTTGTGCATCTAGCTGATTGATTTATACCAATTAGCTTGGCGACTCTTGCGTTTTCTCGTTTTACTATTTGAGCGCCTTTCGTCATGTCGTAACCTAATACGGTGCCAGAACCTATTCCCGTCATAGATATTCCTATCAACGCATCTTTCTCTGTTGTCTCTTTCCATACATCTCTTAAATAATGAAAGTCAGTATAGCCGGCTTGTAGTGTACCTATAAAAGCTGCTTTCTTAACTCTATCATTAAAATCATCTTGTGATTCTATATCACTAGCATTTACCTCACATAAATTACAAAACTGAAAAGGTCTTAATGCTATTTCACAACAAGGATTTGTTCCCCAGTCTTTATCATTATTTAAATATATACCAGGTTCACCTGAGTTACTAAG